GGACAATCACGGCACAGGCTCATTCCAAATCAACGATGGCGCATGCCAAGAATGCCATGCTTCCATCGCAACATACCGGTATATTCCCAACTTCTCGTACACTGTCACTTTTTTATGTGCAAGCTGTTATAGGAAAAAAAAGCTAACTCGAGGTGAAAACAAGGAATGAAAACAACCAAATTAATATTTTATGTTTTAATCGTTGCAGTCATAGCGGTTTTAATCGCCTATGCAGTTAGCCCTGACGCGAGACTCCAAATTGACAGTTTAACATCAAGTTTTGCGGCTGCCACATTCAGCTTCCACGACCAAATAGTAACTACTCCCCTATGGGCAACATACTTTGAGCCATACTTGGTTTACTGGGGATTCGGAACAGGAGCCCTCACAATGACCGCAGTATGGTTCGCATTCACAAAATTGCGCAGGTTCTTCGTGAAATCAGCACAGAAAGACGTAGGATTCATGCAGGGACCAGCCTATGCTCCGCCAGTAGTAGTTCCTCAACCTCAACAGCCACAACCGCAACCATCTACCTAATTTTTTTTTAAACCATTTATTTTAGGAGAAATGAAAAGTGACGTTTTTTAGAAGACAACCACAAGGAATAGGAATCCCTTACAGACAAGCTTACGAGTATAAAACACGTTTCTCTATGCTCGGCACTGTAGGCAGCGGCAAAAGCACAATCAGCGCAGCCATCGTCTTAACTGCCCAAACCCTGAGCAGTTTGCGACCAAACTTTTTTTGCCGCGTCCTAGAAAACACAAGCAACATTCTAGCTGACGCAAGCAACCTGCGCAGAGGACGTTTCCCCATCAAAACTAATCCTTACCAAACTTACCCGCCTGAATCAGGATTACTAATGATCTGGAAAGGCGCAATAGGCGAAAAACGGGTTCAAGTGCCCATCTGCGACGTTGCAGGCGAAGACATACAAGAAATGATTCGCAGGTCACAAGCTAGTACACTTGACAACAGCAGCTTCAACGCAAACGTGAACTTAATCAATTATGTGAAAGACAGCGACGGCTTCATACTTGCCGTTCCCGCTTCTCGCGCATTAATTCATTACGGCGGGCTAACGTTGGAGCCGGAAGCAGCAGAAATGGAAGTAGACCCAGACGTTAACCTTGCCCGCATTCTTTCAGCAGTTAAAAGCCACAAAGACCAAAGCCACGGCAAACCAATCAAAGGAATAGCAGTCGTCATAACCAAATGGGACTTACTTGCACCATACGCACAGAACTGGGGCATGGACCTATATGATTCGTCAGGCAAAGGCTTAAGCAATTTCATGGATATCTGTTTTCCCGCAACCAGTATGGAATTAAAGGCTGCTGGACTCGACAAAGTAAAGTTTTTCCCAAGCCATGTTCAAGTAGCACACACGGACAGCGGCGCAGTAAAGAAGTGGCCTGACGGTTCTGACATGATAGAAACTATTCCTGAACGCAGGCTGCCAAAGTACAGCGAACAATCATACGTTAACCTTTTCGAGTGGCTTAAAACGTTTGCCCAGTGACCCTTTTTGATTCAATGCGAACATTTCATTTACGCCTTATTCAACGAAGGCTACAAACTGCACGCCACACCAAACTTGAAGAAACTGTTGAACGACGACAACCTGAAATACCTGTGTCACATCGGAGACAAAACAAAACAGGAAACAGTCGTCCAAGTGTGGTTTCCAACAGAAAACCTGCTGTCTGTAAGCAGCATTCACCAGACAAGCGACAAATACGGCAGAAAAGGCATATGGAACCACACGATTCTGGTTTCGGCTGAAGACTATTTTCAGTTAACTCAGCCGTCCACAATTTTTAAGCCATATTTCCTTAAAGAACTGCCCGCTGAACTGCCGTTAACGGCCATCCAAATAGGGAAGGAAGAAACAAAAAATGAGTAAGTGTAGAATTTATCATTGTCCAGATTGCGTAAGGAATTGTCCAAAAAATAAATTCCGACGACGGAAAGATTAGGCGAAAAATAAACATGAGTAATTTTGTGTGCCTATGCTACTGCATCCTCATCACTGGAGCATGGATCGCATGGTGGTGGGATACCTTTAAATTGGTCAATTCTACACAGGATTGATAAACCGTTTATTTTTAAATCGAGCAAACTCTAACCGTTGCCCTTCCCATACTTGCGTAACATCGCCTTTCGTTGTTTCCGTTCTTCCTTCCAAAACAGTGAAAAGATTTAAGTATTCCCTAAGATCGTCAATAATAACTTCGCCATGCTCCGATTCTATTACTAATCGCTCACCAGATTTTATGTCAATTTCATAAACGCCTTTATCCCAACCTCTATCTCGATGCACCTTCATTTTATCAACTCCTACACAGAAACATGTTTTTCCAAAAACTCGCTAATCAACTGCTCCAGGGCTACGCCGACCTTTAAGCCACCTAAAACGCATTGTGCTTTGAACTTGCGCCAGAGGTCTTCGTCTATTATTACTGAAGTTTTACGTTTAGCCAATTCCTACATCACCACACTTTAATTGGTAAATACCTATATAATGTTTTGGATACTTAAACAAAAAAAGAAATTAATAGCAAGGGCATTTCCATTCCGTATCTTTCCCACCCATAATAACATAAGATTCAAAGCAACAAGATTCACTACAGTAATACTTACATTCCGTATAAGTTTTTTCTATCTTGTAGTTTTTTCCACAATTCCTACATTTAACCATATTTTTCACCTCTGTTTGCACAGCCAACCAGCAACCACAAAATATATACACACAGGCACAAACAGCACGGCACACAGCAAACAATAAATCCGCACAAAGACCACCAACAAAAAAGAGTTAGATGCAGCCTAACTCAATTTCTTCTTTACGCCTCAACTCATAACTAAACTCTGGCACACAATGAAAGTTAGTGCTAAAATAGTCTATTTGGCTATCACTATCATCGTAGCGGTACTGATTAGCGATCCGCTGAATATCTTCAAGCAACTCTAAAGCCTTAGGCAAAGTACGATAGCTCCAAACCCACTTAGGCACCTGATCAAAAGGCAAATCACCATACTTATCTTTAAACTGCTGATCCATCATCCGATAAAGAATCTTGTCAGGGTATGAAGTAACATAAATGTCAATGCTGCATCCCATGCTATAATGATCTGTTTTAACGCTTACCTTAATGTCTGGATGCTTAGCCAATATTTCCTTCTTTATCCTAAACGCAATATCCTTTAAATCTAAATGCCTAGTCTGCTCATACTGTTCGCCTTTCCATCCATACGGCGTATAAAAACCTCTTTCACTAATCATGTTCTTTCAATCCTCCCTTAAACTCTGTAAAACTCCGCAATCGCATTCAAGTTTTTTAAAGCCTTCAATACGCCTTCTTTCAAATAGGCTTCTTTACTGTCGTTCGGATCTACCGCATATATGACACAATCCAAAAAGTCGATCGCATCAACCAACAACTCTTTAATGTCTTTCATTCAATCAATCCTCCAAATTACCTGAATACCAATATACCATAATAGTATATAAGTATATCGGTAAAAAAGTAAAAGCAATATGAACAAAGCTGAACAAAAATGAACAAAGACGAACTAAACCTAGCAATCGTGTCCTACTCAGCACAAGGCTTAACAGGACAACAAATAGCAGACAAACTAGGCGTAAGTAGACATATGGTTAGTAATCGGCTTAATTGGTTGAGGAAGAACTATAATTTTAGTCCTAATTTGATTATTAATGAGATGGTGCAGGAGTTGCATGGGCGTATAAAGAATATGAATGATAGTAATTTAATTAATTTATTGCATATATTTATACCTAAAAATAATATAGAACCGTTAACTAAAGAAGACGTTGAACTAACATTCATGGGCGACGAAGAACAAAACAAACAGCATCCAGATCAGCCCCTAGCAGTACAGCACAACAACAAACAAACAGAACAAACAACATAAACAAACATATATATATAAACAAACAAACAAATATACATACATTAAACTTATCATACTATACCCCCCGCCTATACTTCACAGAAAAACGAATTGCTGTAAGTAGTCGGGTTTAGGATTTTTTGCATTATTGGGTATATCAGTTTTATAGTGGTTTTGTTGTATGGTTCAGCGTTTGGTTTTGGGTTACCGTCCGCATCCAAGCCAGAAACTGGTTCATCGGAGTAAAGCCCGTTTTAAACTGGTAGATGCTGGACGCAGGTTTGGCAAGACGGTGTTGGGTGCTGCTGAACTCCTAAAGGAAGTTGCGAAATCTCATAAAGGCAGTGTTTCTTTCGTGGTTGCGCCTACGTTTGATCATGTGCGGAAGTGTTGGACGGAAATTCTGCGGTTGTTGCCTGCTAGCTTGGTTCGGCAGGTTCGTGAAAGCGACCGCATGATTGTTCTTGTGGGCAACCGTCAAGTCTGGTTTAGGAGCGCGGATAATCCTGATTCGTTGAGGAGTCAGGGCTTGGATTTTTTGTGGATGGATGAGTGTGCCTTGATTAAGGAGGACGCTTGGAATTTGGCGTTGCGTCCTGCACTCATTGATAAGCGGGGGAAAGCAGTTTTTACGACGACTCCGAAAGGGCACAACTGGTTTTTTGAGTTATGGACCCGCGGACAGGACAAGATGGAAACAGAGTACGAGAGCTGGATGTTTCCTACCGTCGCAAATCCGACGTTGGATCCGAAGGAGATTGAAGCGTTTGCGCGGGACATGCCTGAATTTGCTTATCGGCAGGAAATTCTTGGAGAGTTCATGGAAGATGCTGGCAGCGTCTTTCACGGGGTAGATCAATGCGTTAAAGGCGCATTTTCTGTGGCTTTAACAGGTCAATCCTACGTTTTAGGCGTTGACCTCGCAAAGTACCAAGATTTCACTGTCCTCTGCGTTTTAAGCATGGACGGGCATCTTGCCAGTTTCACACGTTTCGGCGAAGTAGACTGGGTTTTGCAGAAGGCGAAAATCGTTGCGAAAGCGCAGGAATATAATAACGCGCGTGTATTGGTTGATAGTAGTGGCGTTGGTGATCCTATTTATGACGATCTTCGGCGTTCAGGACTCCGAGTAGAAGGCTTCAAGTTCACGAACGCGAGCAAGGCGGACTTGATTGAAAACTTGATTATATTGATTGAACAGAAGAAAATCAGTTTTCCCAACGTTCCCGAATTAGTCAATGAACTTAAGCTTTACGGGTACACTATGACGAAGGGCGGAACAACCCAGTACAATGCGCCACAGGGCTACCATGACGACACAGTTATTGCGTTGGCTCTCGCGGCTTGGCAGATTAAAACAGTGTCTAAACCAGCTTGGATTTTAAGGTAACGAAGTGAATTTTGTTTTGCCACCTAACCCGAAAGGAATCAAAGCCACCAAAGACGGCGGCTTATTCATTCATCCTTCAGCAATGGACATCAGCGAGGAAGGCAGCAGTATAAGAATCCCCCAAGTAGCCACTGAGTTGGGCGCGGGGTTCGGCGACACAATTACGGATGATGACAGGCTTTTTGCGAGTGAACGGGAGCCTGTAGCCCAAAGAATCACTTACGGCGTAGTTGCAGACGTGTTCGACAAATGGTTCATTATAGATGATCCTTCAACTGTTGCAGGCGACCCAAAACTGGACGCGACAGTGCAAGACGCACTTTCCAGCCTTAAAGCTAAAGAAAAACTTAAAAAAGCATTAGAATATGAACGCATTTTCGGCTGGAGCCTACTTGTCGGAAGCTTCAGCGACGTTTCAGACGTTGCAAGCCTTCAGTCTCCATTAAAGAAAGGCAGCAAACTTAACCAGATTGAAGCGTACCCTAAAACCAGCGTTGAAGTGTGGAAGAAAGACGAGAAACCGAACAGCATACGGTTTGGGCTTCCAGAAATTTACAAGGTAGATAGGGGCGAAGGCAATTACCTTTACATTCACCATTCGCGAACCTTCAAGGTACAGACGAGAAGCAATGGGCAAAGCGTATTAGATCCAGTTTGGGACGACTTGTGCTGCGGACGCAACATTCGTTGGGGCACCGCACAGTGGATGTACAGGAATGGCGGCGGATTTCCAGTAATAACGTTTCCAGTCGGCTTCACGCTTGAACAGCTCGAAGAATGGGTTGACAGCCAAGCATTCAGCAATTTGATGAGCAGAACCTACATTGGCATCACAGGCGACATGAAATTTGATTTTGCAGGCGCAAACGGACGCGCATTGGATCCGCAACCCTTTTTCCACACGAATCTTGAACAAATTAGCGCGGGTTCAGGCGTTCCAGAACCCATGCTGCGTGGCGCGCAGGCAGGCGCGTTGACGGGCAGCGAAGTTAACCAGCAATCATACTACAAGCTGGTCAGCGGCATACAGGCAACTTTGGAGCCAGCCCTCAGATGGGTTGTTGACAACCTTGTTTTTGGGCGGCAAATCCGACAGACGCAATCTGACACAGCATCGCTGCCAGACAAGGTTAAAAAATGGCTTAAAATAGACGCGTCGCCCATGCCTGCACCGTTAAGGTACATCATCAAGTGGGTAAGTGCATTTGAACTTAACGAGTTAGACGAAAAACAAGCTATGCTCTTGCATGAACAGGCAAACCAAGTACGGCTCAAATACATGAAAGTTAACGAGGTACGCGCAATGAATGGGCTTCCAGCACTTAGTCCTGAAGAAGAAGCTAAACTGTCTCAAGCAGAATCTTTCCGTCCATTTGGGCAGGGAGGCGCAGAAGGATCAGCCAAAATCTAGAAATCGGGTGCGGAAACCACCCTCTCCTCCAAAATGGACTGTTAGTTGACATAGACCGCAACACGAAAGCGCAGCTACTATGCGACTTTCACAGTTTGCCTTTCCAGCCTAACACATTCAATCTTGTCGTGTTCAGCCAAATCTTCGAACACATGAACAACCCATATCAATGCCTGCAAGAAGTCAAAAGAGTCTTGAAGGACACGGGAAAATGCTTAATGACGATTCCCAACTTGCTAATATTCGGGTATTTCCGTAAATGCTTACTGAATCACAGCTTAAATGATGATGCTGACCACGCGTTTGGGTGGCGTGTTCCCGAAATAAAAGTTTTGTTGAACCGTGCAGGATTCAAGATTCTAGAAACCGTGTTTGTTGAGACGCATTGGCACAAGAAACATGCGTTAGCAAAGGTTAGGCCGAGCTTGTTCTGTGACAGTTTAGCCGTTATTTTCATGAGGAATTAAAGTTGAGTGAACGTAAAATAGGTTTAGATAAATTAAAACATGAAATTGAATCGAACATAATTGCATGGCTAAATAAAATCTTTGATCTTGGCAAGATGTCACCTGATATGGTAGACAAAATTCCTCAAATTGCTAAAGACTTTGTCGATGGCAAAATTTGGTTCCGATATGACGATGGCATATTTATTATAAGAGAGGCTTGGACATGAGCGAAAGAAAAATTGGATTCGACGAAGCATCCCTAGACCAAAAAATCCTTGTGGACGATGACAACTTTCTGGTTATGCCAGCAATAATCGCGTCGGAAATCGTCCACAAATACGAAAACGGCTGGGCATACAAGCCAGCAGACGAACTAGAAAAAGCAGCGTGGACAGCAGAAGGACGCTGGGTCACCATACTCAAACATCCAGACACTACACTGCTTGAACGGGCAAGCGACATTCACGGACGCATAGAAGAACCCAAATTCGCTAAAGACTTAATGGATCCTAAAACTAAACGTCCATGCCGAAAAGGCATACGCGCCAACATTAAATGGTTCAAAGACAAAGTTCCCGAAAAAATCATTCAGCAAATCAAATCTGGCGAACTGCACGATGTTAGCATAGGATTCACTTATGATGAAGACATGACAACAGGCGAATGGAACGGACAAAAATACGATTATGTGCAACGCAACTTCTTCTTTGACCATGTAGCTGCACCCATCGAACTAGGCAGATGCCCCGGACCCGTCTGCGGCATAGCGTTTGATTCAGTTGTGAAAGTTGCCAGTGACCCTTTTGCAGGCTACAAGAATTTTGAGGATTGTGTTGCCAAAAACCAAGACAAAAATAATCCTGAAGCCTATTGTGGAGAAATTAAAAGAAAAACTGAAGGACAAGATGTTACAGAAACAGAAGAAAACATAAATATTGCGTTAGGTCCCAAATGTAAAGTAACTAGAACAGTTTCGGTCAGCGAAGACGACAGCATCAAAGCCATGTACTGTGGCGAAGACCACGTGATTCACACTTACATTTTCAGCAAAGCAAAAGGGTGGACGCTGGAAAAAGCTGAAACGTGGATTGGTCCGCACAAAAAAATGAGAGATCGGAAGAGCACACGTCTGAACTCCAGTCACACGACTTGATCGCGTATGCCG